TATTTGCATTTTGAGCCTTGAGTCGGTCAAGGACACCTCCAAATGACAAAACAATCAACCATATTAAAACAGATAAGGAGACATTATGTCACAAAATCTTTCAGGTGTAGCTGCTGAGCAGTTTGACACAGAAGTAAAACACGCATATCAAGGTCTTAAAACACTTAGAGAGTGTGCAAAAGTAAGAAACAACGTAGTCGGAGACAAATACGACTTTAGACTAATGGGAAAAGGTACAGCAACACAAAGAACAGGTAGTTCTGCGGATGTAGTTCCTATGGGTATCGCTCACAGCTTAAAAGTAGCTACATTAGTAGATTACGAAGCACCAGAGTACACAGATATCTACGACAAAGCTACAGTGAACTTTGATGAAGTTGTAGAACTTGCACAAACAATCGCAGGAGCTATGGGACGTAGAGACGATCAGTCAATCATTGATGCACTAAACACTTCAACTACTACAGCAGTAGGAGATGGTACAAAAGCACTTGACTTGGCAGCTATCACAGAAGCAGCACAATCGCTCAATTCAGTTGAAGCACCGATGGAAGATAGATTTTTCCTAGTAGAAGAGAAAGGGCTTAACGATCTTCTTAATGATACAGGTATCACATCAGCAGATTACAACTCTGTAAGACTCTTAATGAGTGGTGAGATTGATACATTCATGGGCTTCAAATGGAAAATCGTTGGTTCTGCAAGAGCAGAAGGTGGACTTCCATTCGTAACAACAGTAAGAACAGGGTTCGCGTTCCATAAATCGGCTATCGGGCATGCAGTAGGAATTGACATGAAAACTCGTGTTGATTGGGTAGCTCACAAAGCATCTTGGTTATCACTAGGTATGTGGAAAGCAGGCTCAGTAGCAATTGATATCGAGGGTATTATCCCTGTAGAATATCTTAAAACAGCAGCATAAGGAGTAAGTAATGGCAGGTTTTACTAAAGCAAGTTTTTCAGGCAATGTAGGGGCAGGTTCAGCCGCTCCAAGTTTTTATGTTTACGGTTCGGCAACGGACAATAAAGCAACGGTTATCGCAGATGATTATTTTGTCGGGCTAATCGGTATCGTTAAGGTAGGAGATTTTATCTTAGCAACAGCAACAGACGCTTCTGTGCTCTTAGTTGTTACTAAGTCGGACGCTGATGAGGTAGATACAGGCTATGTAGCAGTAGCTTAGTTGATACGCAGCTCTCTTCGGAGGGTTGCACTATCTACTAAGGAGTAACTATGACAGGAACACCATCAAGCATCTCTCTCGCTTCAAACGCTCTCCTTTTACTAGGACATCAACCCATAGCAAGCTTTGATGAAGGAACAGCAGGAGCTACAATCGCAGCCAATCTTTATGAGACTTCTTATCTAAGCCTATTAACCAACCATAGATGGAGATTTGCAACAAAAAAAGCACAACTAGCAAGACTTACCGAAGAACCGTTAAATGAGTACAAGTATGCTTTTCAGTTACCTTCTGACTCGATATATCTAATTAAAACAACATCACGACAATATCAGATATACGGAAGCAAACTTTATTGTAATGATTTAAGTGTGGAAGCTGATTATACTTATAGAGTCAATGAAGATAACCTTCCTCCTTATTTTGCAAAAATGTTTGAGTTTTTTTTAGCCTCACAGTTTGCCCTTTCTCTTACGGGAGACATGGAGAAAGGAAACTACTTCTCAAGAATGTATCTCAATGAGCTAAAGAGAGCTAAGTTCGCAGACTCTACACAACATCCACAAGTATCGTTTATTGACAATCCTTATGTTGAGGCTCGTTACTAATGGGTGTAGAACACGTCCAATCTAATCTAACAGGCGGAGAAATCGCACCGGAGCTTCATGCTCGTATAGATATAGACAAATATAAGACTTCTGTGGCTCATGCAGAGAATGTTATCATCGTTCCTCAAGGTGGGTTAAGACGTAGACCAGGACTTGCAAAAATGGATGATGGGGTAGTCGGTGAAGATGCTAGGCTTATTCCTTTTGTATTTAATAAAACACAGCAATACCTATTAGTATTTAAGGCAGGCTATGTTGACATACTAAGAGACGGTGAGATAGTTTTAGCTGATCTTGTTATCCCTTATACATCAATGGAGATAGTTAACGAATTAGATATTATTCAATCGGCAGATACAGTCATAATCACACATAAATACTATAGACCAAGAATGATAGTAAGAAAAGATAGTGACTCTAGTTGGGAAGTAGATATAATCCCTCTCGTTACTCCTTTAGAAAACTATGTAGGGCTTCCTTATAGGTATGAGAATAACGGTGAAGAGCAGAATGTAAAACTAAAAACAGATGATATAGTATGGAATAATGATGAAAACGATGTGAATGGTGTTCATAATAGATTTTATAGATACATAGGAACTAACACGGACACCACAACATTACCAACGCAACCCTTACCAACATGGGCAGACATTGGAGGTGGGGAATATGTGCCACCAGACAGACAATTTGTATCTAGGTTTAGACCAGACGCGGGAGAGGTTGGAGCAGAAATAGACCTTGCCACAGAAGATTACACAGTCGGTGCAGTGTGGGAAGATTTAAATGTAGGTAAAGAGCCTGTATGGAGCGATATAAGAGGCTATCCTGTAAGTTGTACTTTTCACAAGGGTCGTTTATGGTTTGGGGGAAGCCTAGCAAAGCCTACCTCTGTTTGGGGTTCAAGAGTTAACGGGTTTTTCGACTTCACAGCAAAAAGTTTAAGCGGAACAATCCCAGACGATCATGCAGTTAGTGATACTATAGAAGCAGGACAATACAATAAGATAATTAACATCTTTAGTGGTAGAGGGCTCCAGGTATTTACAACAGGCTCAGAGTATTACAATAAGACGGACATTATCACACCTTCTGACTCAAACTGGGAGGTTCAAACAGGTTATGGCTCAAAAGGGATAAGACCTATCTTTATAGATGGAGCAACTTTGTTTGTAGACAGTTCAGGAAAAACTATTAGGGAATTTGTTTATAACTTTGATGAGGATGCACATGTATCGAACAGTATCACGCTTTTAGCCTCTCATTTACTATCAGACATAACCTCCATCGCAGCAATAAAAGGAACGGATATTGATGTATCTGACTTTGTTTATGTAGTTAATGCTGACGGAACCCTGGCAGTAATGAACACACTTAGAAACGAGGGCATATTAGGGTGGACGCATTGGACTACAGACGGAGAGTTTCTTGATGTTTGTGTAGTTGACAAAGATGTTTATTTCCTGGTTAAAAGAGAGGGTGAGTATTTCATCGAACTATTGGATGAGGACTCATATACAGACCATAGTGTGGTGCAACCGGGAACAGAGCCTACAAGTTTTAATGTCATAGAGGGCATATATAATGTGGCAGACGAGGGCTATAATGTAATCTATACAGACTTTAGCACCGGTACACCGATCACAGAACTTGAGACTAACTTTAATGCTGTGTTTGACGATACATACTTTAAGGTAATAGCAGATTTTTCTATTATGGCAGATGCAAAACAGGAAACCGATAAATTTACAATAGATAGAAACGCATATAGACTAGAGGTTGGATTAGGCTTTGATGTAAAAGTGATAACACTCCCCCTCAATACAGACTTGAGAAGTGGAGCTACTTTACACCGCAGGAAACGGATAGTCAAGGCAGATATTAACGTATATGAGAGTCTAGGTGTATATGTGAGAGATGTTCATTCATCAGATAGAAAGTTTACTGTAGCGTTAGACCAGGCACCGGAGCCCTTTACAGGCTTTAAAGAGTTATACCTTTTAGGTTATGATAGAATAACACAACTAGAGATAACACAAGAAAAACCATTGCCTATGCTTATTAGAGCTATAAGTTATGAAGTTGCATATTAAGGAGACAGCATGACACCATCAACACTAGCACAAATATCAGGAATTGGCTCTATTGCAGCAGGAATAGGGTCGGCTTTTGCTAAATCTTCTCAATATGATATTCAAAAGATACAAGCCAAAACAAGAGCCAAGATAGCAAAAATGCAAGGTGAGGCGGATGCTCTCAATCTTCAAAGACAATTTAACCAGACTATGGCATCAAATGTGGTTATGGCAGCAGCACAAGGACGCTCTGGAGGGAGTGTCGAACAAATAGCAAGAGCAGGCGAAGAGCAGTTTAGCTGGGATGCAGACTTTACCAGACTATCGGCACAAATTCAAGAGTCAGGCTATCAAGCACAAGCAACACAGTACGGAGCAGCAGCAAGTACGGCTTTAATAGGCGGTTCATTAGGGGCAATCTCTGGGGGTTTAACCACTATGGGAAAATCACTCTACACGATAGGAGATAAATAATGCCAAAACTAAAAGGTTTTCAGCCAAAAGAAGTAAGAGTAGAGCAGGCACCGGCGATGGTTGCACCTGCACAACAAGAAGCAGCACAACAACTTTCTTCACTATCTGGAAGGCTAGAGCAGTTCTCCCAAGCTATGTTTCAAAAGCAAGCCGAAGTAGTAGCAGACAAAGCTAAAGACCAAGCCCTAAAAGACTCAGCGGCAGGAGTGCCATTCCATAAAGAAGAGGTTTACACAGTTTATGGGAAAGCCTACAATAACACGCTAAGTGCTACCTATGCTTCAAATGCTGAACTCTCCATAAGTCAAAAGGCTCAAGAGTTTTCTCTACAGTTTGAGAACGACCCTGTAGGTTATAGCGAGGCTATGGACTCTTATGTAGGAGGACTTGTTAAAAATGCCCCTACACCCTCTTTAAAGACAGTTATAGGTATATATGGGAAGAAAACTTCTAATTCAGGCTTTGGTAGGCTTGCAATCAAAGAGAATAGAGAGCTAAAAGAGTATCAAACCCAAACATTTATAGATAGTTGGGCTAACGCAGTCCCGCAAATCTCAGATATGCTACACAATGGAGATACAGCAGGGGCATCTGTATTTATAGAAGCTAAATTAGCCCAAGGTCAAGCGATGGTAGATGCAGGGCTTTTGGAAGCTAAGCAATTAGTCCAACTCTCAAAAGGCTCTAAGTTCACAATAACGAATGAAACCTCACTTAAAAACTTTGATGTTCTTTTAGCAGAAGGGAATATAGACAAAGCAGGAGAGCTTTTAATAGGACTCAAAGAGGTAAACAATCCTGAAATGGATATGAATGAGAATAAAAAGACTTATGCAGACCATCTAAAGAGAATGAACAGCTATTTAACTCAGCAAAAAGCCATCAAAACAGCACAAGGCAGTACCGCAAATATAGCACTAGGTGATGGAATAAAAATCTTTAAAGCAGGGAAATACCCTGATGATATAGATGAGCTTGAAAGTCAAAAACATTTAGCCTCTGAAACTAAACAGCATGAGTTTGAGGTAGCCAAACAAGTACACGAAGAGACTCAAAAAGTAGACACCCTAACCATTACAGAGAAAGAAGATGTATATAACACATTAAAAGGAACAGATGAGGCAGACCGAATAGGTGTTGAGGTTATGCAAGAGATAGGTAAAGACCTTAAAAATCTAAGAACGATGGCAGATAATGACGTAGTAGGACTTGCAGTACAAGACGGAGTAATCCCTGCACCACTAGGCATGGGAGTGCAAGACGGTGTAGACGGACTCATGCAAGGTCTAGACCAAATGAAAGGCTACACCCATGTACTAAAAGCGAAGTATGGAGAAGCTTATAATAATATGATGTCAAAAGGTGACGCTAAGAGTTGGTCGGATTTTATGAACAGCCCTAAAATCCCTGTAGCCAAAAAGATAGAAGTTATAGAGGCTATCGAGATAAATCAGCCAGAAAATGCTACTCTCATTTTTAACCAAATAGGTGGGAAGAACGCTCCTACATTTGGGTTTGCTGCGGCACTTTCAATCTCAGGGAATAAAGAGGCTGCAAGAGTGGCTATGCTCGGCAAAGGTGCAGACGTTGTTGTGCCTAGTGATTATGCAACAGAAGTTAAAACAAGGCTTGGCAACGCGTTTGGAGGGTACAAAAGTGACCTATTCAATAGATACTATAATGGGGTTATGGATTATGCAAAAGGAATGGCACTAGAAGGTGAGGAAATCAGTTCATCAGGTAGCGATATAGATGATACTTTCGCAAACTCTATCGGAGAAATCCAAACATATAACGACAAAGATACGATACTTCCTCAAGGTGTCACTACAAATGAGTTCGAGAAGTGGCTTGATAACATAGAGATACCAGGACAACCCGAACTACAAGAAGGGTTACAGGATATAACAGACTTTTTCGGTACAGGAGACTTACAACTCATGTTCTATGCACCAGGGGAATACATGATAAAATCAAGAAACAACGGAAAGCCAATTATCCACATGAACGAGGACGGAACACCATTCGTTTTAAAATATCCAAAGGCTAAATAATGGAAATGTATCAAGGTGGCGAAGAACTTGGAGACGTTAACGAAGCTTTAAAAACAGAGACTTCGGGCTTCGGTGCGGGGTGGGAAACTGCTCAACTCAGCTACGGTGGAAACCTTGAAGAGGAAACTTACCAAAAGATAGTAAAAACCTTCCCAGACTACACAGAGAACACTAAAGATTATGACGCATGGATAACCTCTAATGAGTGGACTATGGGAAATACAAACATAGTCAGATATGAAAAAGCTATAGACAATGACGAGTTCAGACTTGATGCAGGTGACAATATCATCTTAGGTGCTAACGGTGTTCAAGGGATGCAGATACTTTTTGACATGGACGCTATGAGAGGAGCGTTACTAGCTAGAAAACACGGCTATACAAGAGATACCTTTAACGCTCAATACAGCGAACTTGCCAAAGGTAAAGCAACAGAAATCTCCAAACAGAGAGAGGGAACAAGTACACTAGGATATGTAGGTGGGGTGATAGCCGGTCACATGATGCAACCAGAGTCACTACAAGAAATAGCCACAAGCCCTGCAAAGATAATGGGCTCAACTATTCTAAAAGGAATGGGGAAAGCCTTTGTAGCAGAGGGAGCAGTCGGGCTAGTCGGAGAGGTAGCAAGAGAGCAACGTATCCGTGAACACATGGAAAAAGCTGACCTTGACTATACTTTATGGGATAGCGTTCAGCAAATCTTGCTAGGTGCAGGACTTGGGGGAACTTTCAGAGCGATAGGAAGTGGGGTTATAGATGCTAAGACAGCTAGAGAAATCGGTAAACGAGTCACAGACCCAACAGACAAAACTATAGTTAATCGTTTCTTTCAAAGAGAAGAATATAAGTTAACTCAAGATACCAATAAACATCTTGCTTTAATAGCTAAGGCTAAAGAGGATATAGATAACGGTATGCCCGTAGATATAGCAGATGCAACAGACATAGATATAAACACTAAAACAAATCCAGACATAGAAGAAATAAGCCTTAGAGACGAACTAGTAAAAAGAGATATAGATAACGGTTACGAAGTTGAAGTTAAAAAGTTTGAAGAAGAATTTGCACAAGCAGACGAGATCAAACCAAAAGAGATAACAGATGAAATAGACATTTACGATGGAATGGCTACCAAGGAGCAAGGCGATGAACTTATAAGAGAAATGGGCGAACTTGACCCCGAAATCAAAGCAGAAATGGAAGCGATAGAAGTTGAACTTAAACAGCCCATAAAAGAACCAACGCCCAAAGAAGTGCTACCAGAAGCAGAGGATATAGCCAAAGCAACAAAACTATATCATGGCACAGACGTAGAATTTGAGGAATTTGGACGCATGGGGGATAAGCTAACTTCTTTAGGATTAGGACACTACTTCACGCCAACTCTTGAGAAAGCAAAACAATATGGGAAAATAATAAAAGAAATAGAGCTAGATACAAAAAACATTCTTGATTGGAACAACTTAACAGCTGCACAGCGAACAGATATAGAAACAAGATTAAAAGAAGCAGTACCAGAAGAGAGACTTGCAGGACATGGAGAATATAAAAAGAAATATTTTCCAGAACCAGATGAAATGACACCAATAGAGAAGGACGAAGCATTACAGTTTTTTGACAAAAAGAAAGCAGAAACAGAACACTACTATCACGATAGAGCCAAAGCAGTTCTCGACTCAGACGAGAAAGGAACTTATGTTGGATGGATGGAAGAAGGATTAAGGGGAGCATCAAGCGAAGACTTATTAGCACTTGCACAAGAATTTGACCATGAAATAGCAAGAGGGCTAGGATATAAAGGTGCTAAGTTTGGCGATGAAATAGCAATTTACGATACTGAGTTGGTAAATAAAGCACTCAAAGGCACACAAGCAACAAAAGTAGCAGCAACTACGGGAAACATAGTAGAAAGAGCCCAAGCCCTACAAGGTAACAAATATGTATGGGGAGGAACAGACCTTAAAAAAGGTGCTGACTGTTCGGGCTTCGTTCAGTCAATCCATAAAGAACAAGGAATTAACCTACCTAGAACAGCATGGGGACAAGCAAAAGGAAGTCAGGGTAAAAATATAGCCTTCGATGATATGCAAGTCGGAGACACTATCTACTTTAAGCCAAGCCAAACAGGTAAAAAGTATGCACCGGTTACACATACGGGAATAATCACAGGCATCAAAGACGGTAAATTCATAATGACACACGCCAAAGGTAAAAAGTATGGAACGGTCACAGAAGAGCTAAGCACTGGATACATAGATAGATTTTATTCAGCCAAGAGGTTTACAGAAGATGGAGCTCCTGGCGAAAGAGTACCAACGGAAGCACCAACTCCTAGAGAGACAACAGGTAAAGTCGTAATAGATGAAGAAATCACACCACAAATGGAGAAAACGCTACTCAAGCAAGAAGAAGCAGACCTGAATGAGTTTAATAAACTGCAAGAGCCACAAGTAGAAGAAAAAGTCGTAGTCAACAAAAGAAGCGAAGCTGCAAAAGCAAGAGTCGCAGCAAAAAGAGAAGCACTCGAGAGAGAATACGGAGCAGACGAGGATATCATAAAAGAGAAGATGAAAGTCCAGAAGAAGCGAACAATAAAAGACACCGAATATAAAGCCATGACTAAAGCTGAACTATCAAGAATAGACGCTAAAAATGAAGCAGATATGCTAAGTACAGCCGAATACATAAAGAAAGCTGAGAACAAGCAAGAAGCATTTTTAGCACTACCAAATGAAGTGCAGATAGAAACGCTCAAAAAACTAGATGACAAAACAATTTCCGAAGTAATGCCTTTTGTGAAACCTGAAACAGTAGGAGCACTATACGGCTTTGAGCAAGACGAAGAAGGATATTGGACTTATAATGTAGCCAAAGGAGCACTAGGTGCCGCAGGAGTTCATATAGCAGGGAAAGCCTTGACATCAGAGAAGATGAAAGAGTTTGTAATTAAGCATATGAAGGAGTATATCTAATGCCTATAGGTAAAATAGTAAAAGAAACACTAGGAACACTTGCCGAAGAGGTAATTAAAGAAGCCCCCAAAGCAGTAGCCAAGAGAGCACCTAGAAAAACCTTTAAAGAGTTAAGCGAAGTACCCGGACAAATCAAACAACTCCCCGCAGAAGAACGAGTTAAAGCAGTAGATGAGTTTTTCAAAAAAGACAAAGTTGAAGAGTTTGCAAAAGTCCGTGAAGAGGATATAGTCAAAGATACGAGAGCCACCTATGCAAAGAAGGCTGAAATTACAGAAAAAGTAGAAGAAGCCAAATGGGAAAAAGAACTTTTCGGAGAATACCTCCCAGAGTCAAACGAGTTGAGACTAGAGAGACTTCAAGAGAGACAGCGTGATCTTTACTTAAAAGCAGATAAGCTAAAAAAGGAACAAGAGAACACAAATCTTTTTATCACGCAAAGAGCAGAGGGAATGGCACCAGAAGACGCAATAGCAAATAGACTCGCTAGAACCCCAGGAGCAGGGAAAAGTTTTAGCTCTGTTGAAGGAATGTCAGACGCTCTTTACAATAGAATAAATGCAGATATGTTTGAATTAAAAGAGGGAATGAGGACTAAGTGGCTTGGGTTTACCCAAGATAGGGAGTTAGGTCGTGAAATGTATAGACTTCTTAAAGATGGAATAATTAAAAATCAAGCACGAATAGCAGAGGTAACTAAAGTTGCCGACCAATGGACTAAAGGTGCGAATAAGATTAAAAGTCTTAGAAATAGAGCAGGTGCAAGGGTAGGGAAGCTAGAAGATTGGATACTTCCACAAAGCCATGATGCAAGAAAGATAAAAAAGGCAGGGTTTGAGAAATGGAGCTATTCCATTAGAGACAAACTAGACAAGTCCAGAATTGAGGCGGAACAAAGCAGGTCTCTTGAAGATGTATTAGAGTCGTCCTATAAAAACATAACTGCACCAAATGTTGAGACGGTAGGGGGCAAAGGCACAAGCGTACTCGCCAAAAGAGGGGAAGCTCATAGAGTTTTACATTTTAAGAATGCAGATAGTGGATTAGAATACATGGATGAGTTTGGAAATCCAGATATATTTTCAACAATGGACGCTCATATCAGACAACAATCGAAAGAGATAGCTACCTTAAAATTATTTGGCTCAAATCCTGAGGACTCTTTTAATAAAATGAAAGAACTTGCAGTTGCAGATGGCATGGGAACATGGAAGAGAGAGAAACTAGATGCACTTTGGAGAGTTTCGACAGGACAAGCAGACGGAGATGCAATATTAGATAGTAGAGATGCTCTCATAGCAGGCATAGGGGGAACACATAGGGCGATGAAGTCGGCAGGCTCTCTAGGGACAGCCCAAATAGCTGCTACTGCGGATATAGGTAATATGGTGCTTGCATCAGAGTATAGAGGATTAGACACAATTCATTTATTAGGAGAAAGCCTTAAAACCTTATTACAAGAAGCAACAACAATAGGCGGAACAGCACAAAACATACAAAAAGCAAACAGAATAGGAGTAGTGAGTGAGTTCGCATCAGCCTCACTTACAAATAGTAGATATGCAGAGGTGGGCACAGGGTGGGCTCAAAAGGCGGCAGAAGTAGTTATTAGGGCTAGTGGATTAGCTGCCTATACAACATCGCTTAGGTCTACTGTAGGGCTAGAACTTGCAGGAAATTTCGCAGAGAATTTCGGTAAAAAACTAGACGATACACCATTTTGGAAACTGTTTAAAGAGTATGGAATAACATCTAAAGAGTGGGATGTTATCAGAAAAACAAAAGCAAGAGACATGGACGGAGCAAAATTCCTGGATGTAAACAAAATCTACGAAGTGGATGAGGACTTGGGATATCGAGTAGGAGAAATGATAACAAATGAGATGGACTCTTTTGTGGTTATGGCAACAGACAGAACGAGGCTATACTCAACTTGGGGAGCAAGAAAAGGAACACTAAAGAGAGAAGCAGCATCTAATATATTTCTATTTAAATCTTTTCCTATATCAGTATTCATGATGCACACGGCACGAGTATCTAAAATAGACTCTACAATGGGAAAGGCTGCATACGGAGCAGCACTTCTTGGGATGAGTACCATTATGGGTGGAATTACTCTAATGATGTATGATACTGTAACAGGTAAAACACCAAGGGACATAAAGGGAAGAGAAAAAGAATTTATTGTTGAGTCAATCTTGAAATCAGGAGGCTTAGGAATTTTTGCAGATTTGACGCTAGGAGCAGATACGGACAGATACGGACATTCCTACATAACTACTCTTGCAGGAGTACCAGGAGGTACAATAGAGGACGTAGTTAAAGTTATGGGAACAGTCAAAGACCCGCTAAGTCGAGAGAAATGGGCTCAAAACTATAACATAGCAAAACAATACATTCCTGGTCAAAATCTTTGGTACACACGTGCAATCATGGAAAGAACAGTAGGCGAATTTTTCGGAGAGCTGATTGACCCTAACTATAGGAAACGAGTTAGACGCAGAGAAAAATATATGAAGCAAAGAGGTCAAGAGTTTATCTTGAAATAATGATATAATAACACAAAGGATAATCATGTCATTTAATTCCGCAGCACCACGAACAGAATATACAGCGACAGCAGGACAAACTGTTTTCCCGTTTGTATTCAAAATATACGCAGACTCAGATATAGTAGCTTACAAAACCGTAGGCTCTGCTGACCCACTACTACTACAGCTCACAACCGACTTCACCGTAACCATAAACGGAGATGCAGGAGGAGAACTAACTCTCAACTCTGGGGCAGACGAGGACGATGTTATAACTATGCTCCGCGATCTTCCAATCACAAGAGAAACAGAATATCAGACAAGCGGCGACATGAGAGCAGAAACGCTTAATATTGACCAAGAATATCAAACATATCTCATAGCAGACCAAAACGACCAAATAGCCGCACTTGAGGCAGGAGATGTAGGCGTGTCTTCTTTTGTTCAAAGAACAGGCGACACTATGACAGGGCATCTTAAAGGCATAACTCCCGTAAGTGACGAGGATTTAGCCAGGAAAGATTATGTTGATGATGCAGATGACCTAAAGTTAAATCTAACAGGTGGAACAGTTACCGGACAAATCAAGGGCATCACGCCTTCTGCGGGTGTAGACCTCACAAGAAAAGACTATGTTGACGGGATAACTGCTACAAAAATGAACGCGTCAGGAAGTGCACCAATGTATGCTTGCAGGGCATGGGTAAACTTTGACGGCACAGGAACACCAACTATCAAAGGAAGTGGGAATGTAGCCTCAATTACGGATAATGGAGTTGGTGATTATACTATCACTTTCACTACTGCTCTAGAGGATGCAAACTATAGTTATGCTTTATCTGCCAAAGGAACAGCGACTAGCGAAGATATAGCAGTCTGCCACACAGAGTCAGGGATTAAATCAACAACACAACTACAGATAAGAGTATTTGATACCAATGCGAACACAAACCAAGATACAGACGACATATCTGTAATTATCTTTAGATAAGGAGTCGATACATGACACAGCAAAGGTTAAGCGAAACAGACGCAGAGTATGAAAAGCGAAAAAAACGAGTAACCGCAACATATAGAAACTTAGGTTTTGGACTTGCGCATGGCTCAATATCTGTAGTTACAGCACAAGCCATCATAGAATACACTTGGAGTGCAGACAGCTACGCACTTAATGGCTCAGATGAAGTCATACTTGATAACAAAGGCTCATCAGGAGCAACAAACGACCTACTCCTAAACACAGGCGAACCGATAGAGGTATCAAGTGGACAAGAGTTCGATGTACCTGTAGAAGCTGATAGCGACTGTGTGGCTTACTATAATATCACTACAAAAGCGTGGGTATATCAAACGACTATATCCTCTCCATCTTGGACTATAGGTCAAGGTACATTCGGGATTATTGCTACTTTGGATAATGAACCAGACGCAACCGACAAAACAAGACTAGACGCTGAACCTTGGCAGATACTTAATCTATGGCTTGAAGAAACAACAAATCTTACGAGTATTGTTAAGGCAGATATCCAGCATTTATATAACCCTAATATTTTGCAAGCAGAATTTTTGCAAGATATTGCTACAGCATTGGGTGGCGAGAAGCATGACAATACAAATGGCATGACAGCAGGGTCGGGGGCAGATGTTACTGTTACATATTTAGGTTCTGGTTGGAACAACGTAGAAGTAACTTCTACGGCAAATACAGCAAGCAATAGACCTACTATTAACATTCATAATATGACAACTGCTTTTGAAAGTGGGAAAACATATCTAATAAAGCATAGTATTATTATAAATAGTGGAACTGTCAACAAGGGAAGATTTTACACGTCTGAATATGTGAGTGATATAATTACAGACAACTATGAGTCAACCGAAATAATCTATATGATTTATAATTGTTCCGTAAACACTTCAAACTTTTCATTTGCTTTCAACTCACAAAACGCTGCGGAAAGAATATTTGACATGGATATTCGTGTAGACTCAATAAAAGAAATTGATGTAATCGAAATACCAAACTACGCACCATCAATGTATGAAAATGTAGACTTTAATAAAGTAGGTGTTCAGACAACCATGCTTGATATAGATGGTGCGGGGAGGCTTACAGGTATGGTTTATGATGAGTGTAGATTTTACAGTAAAGGTTATGGCGATACTCAATGGAACCCAACACTTGTTGCTCCTTGGAGACTCACAGAAACTATCGATACGGTTCAGCAAGTTGTAGTAGATACAGACAATACTAATGAAAATGCTGACTATTTGCTAGGTAAGGGAACATACCAAAAAGAAGCAGTCGACCCTTATACATCATATTCACAAACTGAATTTAAAATAGAGGAGACATAATGTCAAGTACAAACGAACAACTAACAGGGGATAAGGCTTATCCAAATGGATATTTAGTTATGCCTAATGAAGCATTTAATAAGAAAGAGTATGAGCACACATACATAGACGAAGAGGGTAATCCTCAAACGGTCTTAGTGTCTATGAATGAATTTGCAGAATTGACCGGCAAGACTGTTATACCTATGAAAGACGGGCTTTACAGTTTTTTACCTTTAGAGCTTAGTTTTAATAAGAAGCACCATGATAAGATACTTTCTTCTATTATAAAGCATGAATATTCAGACGGCAAAGAGGATTACGCAAGCACGGATAATAGTCTATGCTTCACATTAAACTATGGTGAGTTCATAGAGTTTATGAAAATCACACCACACAATATAGGAGAATAGATGAAAAAGATATTTTTATTTTTAGTATTAACAGCAGGGCTTATGGCTAATCCATACTTCGGACTAGGTGGAACATTTACCGACAAGCAAGAGGACTGTAGAGCTTATGCCTTTGGTTTAGTTGGCTATCAAGTTAATGACAAATTTGCGATAGAGGGCAGATACTCACACATCATGAGAGGGGATACACAGGACGTAGGCATTTACGGAAAGATGAAAGCCGGTGAAAACTTTTACGGCTTAATCGGTTTTGAGAAGTCAATAGATGCGGTTAATGACTATGACGGCTTTGTTTTCGGTACAGGTTTCACGGTCAACAAAACATCCTTCGAGGTTGGATATAAGCACTCTACAGAAGCACCGTTTTTAAATGTGATGTTTAGGTTCTAGATATGCACTCTAAGCTACATGAACTATCAGAGACGATACACGAGTCGCAGATTATGACGGCTGTTATTTTTGGTATGTTCGTTCAGTTCTTTTTGGGAAGCAATAAGACGATTAAAATAGCTATGACAATTATAGTATCAAGTGTGTTTGTGGCTATGTATATTGTATCACCGGTTATTGAGGTTTTAGGAATTGGTGACGATAGTAAATTGGCAATATCTCTTTATGCTCTCAGTTCACTAATAAGTATGGAGGCTCTAGGGGTAGTCATTACTTTTATGCCTTTAGTTTTTCGGGAAAAGTTAACAAAATACTTGGAGATCAAGAATGTTACTAGGAAATAAAAAGGAACGGGTAAAAACATGGTTTGTTACTTTTTGCTCAATAGGAGTTTTAGTAAGTGCACTAGAAGTACTTAAAATGTGTACTAGATGTTAAGGATAATATATGGGATTAGTTGATTTTAAATTAGGGGATATTGGAAGTATATTTAAAGATATAAGAGAAGCTATAACTGGTGAAGGAATAAAAGACCCATCAGAGAAACTGAAACTACTCAACGCTATCCAAGACGCTGAAAGCAAAATGATGGAAGCCAAGGCTAAAACCATTGTAGCAGAAGCAAATAGTGAGCATTGGTTGGTAGCTTCATGGCGACCTATCACTATGTTAACCTTTGTAACTATAATCGCAAATAACTATATAGTAGCACCATACTTCCAATCATGGGGATATGTAGTGCCTACACTTGATATTCCTCCGAATATGTGGACGCTTTTACAATTAGGATTAACGGGCTATATAGTGGGTAGATCAGGGGAAAAGATGGTAAAAGTTTGGAAAGGTGAATAATGAGACATGAGAAATTTTCATCAATCGGTAGAGACCTTACAGAAGAGATCAATAATGGAAAGACATATAAGACTAATAGGAAAATCACTTCTATTGCTATACATTGTTCATTTAGTCCTCAGTTTCGCGGCGATACTGCTTTTACTATAGATAAATGGCATAAAGAACGATGGGGAAGTGGCATAGGTTATCACTATGTAGTCTTAGAGGATGGAACAATACAAAAAGGAAGGTGGGTAGATTATGCAGGGTCTCACGCTAGAGGATGGAATAGTCATAGTATCGGTATTTGTAGGATTGGTGGGATGGCTAATGATGGCATCGCTACCTTAGACGCTACAAGAGAGCAGATTAAAGCTATACAGAAGCTAACTAGGCTGTTAATCTCAGATGATATGTATCATTTACTACCTAGTGACATTCTAGGGCATACAGAGCTTCCAAATGTTAATAAGTCATGCCCTTTAATGAATATGAATGAGATTAGAAATATCTATCAGTAAAACTCAACCCAAGCAGAATTAAGCGTTAAATTCTGCTCACTCATCAATTCACACTTCATCGTATCTAGGTTCAAGACTTCACACTCAGCCCTCAATGCTATCACAAGCAAAGAGAGAAGCAATAGAAAAAAGATGATATTGTTTAATCTGTTTATATGTGTCATTTGTTATCCTTTGTCTCTATTGATGGGAACGGTGGCAACTCGATACCGCGTCCACCAAAAGCCTTAGTCATAGTCATTATGATAAGCTCAAACTCATCTTTCGCTAACCTAGTCGTGCTTTTCTTTTGATACAACATTTCCATAATAGGGTTAAAAAACATATATTTAACCTTTTCCATCGTCCATGTAACATCAGCTTTTAGTATCTGAGTAGTTGGTATATTCTCATTGTTTAATCTGTTTGATATTTGAGTGAGCCACAGATACAAGGCTGAGTTTTGTTTGATGGTTCTAGTGTCTAGGTTTTTGATCTCGACCTCGTACCTTCCATTTTTGAAGCCGGGCATTTGTTTAAACTGCATGACTTCATCAACTATCTCGACTTCAATTTTCATCTATTTTGACCGCTTTGTAAATAGCAGTCCTTCCATATTTACTACCTATTCTTTGCTGAAAAGCCTCAGCACTTTCTAAATCTAGTGCCTCTGACTCAAAAGCTATTGGTGTGCCTTTTTTCTCTTTTATGGAATAACCGCTCTCTGCGACCACTACATAAATTTCTTTTGGTAATCCACTCATTATTAATCTCCTTCAACTTCTGCAAGTGCGATTTTTCTCTTGTTTATCCTAAGCATATCTTTAGTAGCAGAAACTTCTACACTCTCATACACAGCCAACCCACCATCAACCAAATAGGCTTCACTTGCTTTTTTATCCACCAAGAGTTTAAATTTAACTTTTGATGTTTCGGGCTTACCTTTTGTGATCGTTACCGAAGAAGTCAAAACACCCTCTAGTTTATCAATTCCTTGACTTTCTAGGAACAATGCACCTTCTTGTTTAATCGCGGTTATTTGTGCCTTTAAATCACTTTTACGGCTATTTATCTCTTTTGTCACCTCATCAAGTTGTTTTAGTTGAGCATCTAGGTTATCAAGTCCTATTCCGAAGTAGTCAGCAAGACCATTTGAAACATTTTTATCTTGCTCTATTAAAGAATTTATCTTCCACTCGAGACATTCTTTTATGTCTTTTGATGTTTCCAGGCTAGTTGGTTTTATCAGTTCCATCTTTCGCTCCTTTTTCTTTTTTAAGTGTAAGTGTTTTGATTGCTTGTATTGCTGCTTGTTCGGTTAAGTTCTTAACAGCATCAGTATGAAAATATTGCAAGAACTTGACAGTATCGGTTTTGGTTGCAAGTATTAGCTCATTTATCTCTTTGATCTGCTTAGGTCTAATGAATACCGTTCCGCTAGCTACTCCTCCATCATCATCGACAGACTGTAGCCCTAATGTAGTCATTCGTGCATATCGCCTAGCGTATGTAATCGCTGAGCCCAGTTGTTGCATGTCTTGTTTAGCCAATAAAAGAGGTGTTTTAGTAGTGATAACTTCTCCACTCTCAATGTCAATAATATCACTTATCAACTCTAAGCCCTCTACTCTATCAAGATAAAGAAGCCCTACCTCTTCAAGTGCTGACTCTGTGGCATCAATTACGCTATTTAAATCAGAGTATTTGGTTTTAAAGAAGGGGTTACTAGCACCTTTTACTACTTTGCCTGTCAGCTTTTTAAGTTCAAATAGTTTTTTATATACATTATTCATTATTTTGCCTCCTGGTCAGAATAGTCCGCAAATCTCTCACGCTTCTCTTTTAGTTCCATCTTCTCTTCATGCAGTCTTATCGACTCCTCGGAAAAGCTAGGGAACGGTTCATCTTCCATAACTTTCGAGTCTTTCACTACCTCCACAAATTCTGCCACGGTTAAGGCTTGGTATTGCTCTTGTTGTAATATCTCCCAAAATGTTTCTAGTTTCATTTTAAATCCTTTTCATTTAAATTAGAGTCAAAGCTCACAAGACCCAAGCAAAAGGAGGAAGTTTAAATCTAATTTTGAAAAGGGGAATTAGATTTGCTTGGGTCATGTCAACATTGAAGCTCTTAAAAGAGCCGTCAAAGAAAGGGATATTTTGAAAAAGGAGGAGTTAAATCAAAACTGACGGCTCATGTAAAAGCTCTTATAAGTGGTGTAGTAACTATGTAAAATAGTCGCGACTTTTCATTAAGGGTTCTGCTTGGACACATACTAACTAGGTAGGTTTATGTTAACTTCAAAGGTAGTCCAAGTTTTTACCCATTGGAAAACGTATTCGCACTAATCTAAAACCTTTAACTCTCTACACCACTTATAAAAGCTCAAAATGTTAGAGAACACAGAAGCTAAACTCAACTTCTACTCAAATTGTAGCAGAGAATATTTTAAATGTCAAGGGTTTTATGAAAATAAATGTAATTTTCTTGACAATGTTGCATTTATTGTGATATACTTTCTTATATTAACATAAGGAACAATATGACAGATGTGAAAATAGCAGAGCGATTTAAGATGCCAATTAGGACTTTAGCTAATTGGAAAAAACAGGAGTCTAGTAATTGGAGACGTAAACTTTATGTATTTATGAAAGAAAAGCTAGAAAGAGAAGATCATAGTAAAAGTAGAGAGGAGCATTTTTAAGATGAAAATACTAAAAGCACATATTATAGTAGAGCTAGAAGGCATAGACGGAATAAGGCAAGTGTATTTAAATAAAGATGAAGAAGCTACTTTAATTTCGTTGCTTAGATATGTTCAAGAGCCACTTCTTATATCAGAGGAAATACTAGAAGGTATAGAAATAGGACTATTATCTTTAAAGGACACCAAATGAGCCAATCACAAAACAACCTAATCAGGCAACACTTGGAAGACGGTCATAGCCTCACAGCTTTAATGGCGTTAAATATGTTTGACTGCTTTAGGTTAAGTTCAAGAATATTCGATCTTCGCAGCCAGGGCATGGATATAGTCACAAGGAACATCACGCAGGGCGGCAAGACGTATGCTTCATACGAGCTAAGGGAGACGAAATGACAGAGTTTGAAATATTACAGAGGATTTATACGTCACTAAATGTTGGAGTAGTTGGTATATTTATGATAATCGGCATACTTATTGTTAAAAGATAAACAATAACCCACAACACAAAAGCCCAACAAGTTTGGGTTAAAGTAATTATGGTACAATGTTGAATAAGTATCTTTTAACCAGTGTGCAAACTGTCACCAATTTTCGGATTGGTTAAAGGATATAACAGAAGATGGTTTGCACACTCTTCTTTTATGAACTATCCCCCTTTAGAATTATCATTGTCAAGTAACGAGAGTATGAGACTCCATTAAATAATCTCAGAGTTTGGAGAGCGTCCAAACGGAAATTTAAACGTTAAGCAGAAAATAGAGTGTCATAGCACGCATTTAAAGCGTACCGATGCCCGGAGAACACAAGCAGTTAAGAGTTGACCTTAATGGTCGAGGTAGATACAAGGCTCCCATCTATCTAAGTTATTTCTCTTTTCTTATTTATAATAGCTATGCAGTATAAGAATAAACTTTCCTACGCGATACTCAACGGAAGTAAACCTAGTCTTTTTAGGCTGGGCAATTCTTTACAAGCCAAACACTTAATCTAACAAAAGTAAATAAAGGATGATACATGATGCAAGAAATATACTTAGACCGCACAATAGAGAGAGGCGAAGAATATCCATATGACACACAAGAGCAAAACCAAGACTGGACTTTTAAAGCTGCACGAACAATCATAGCCGACCTCACAGATAGAGGAGGCATAAAACATGGTTTTAATGATATAGACGAGGATATAAGAAATGATATTGTTGAGGCAATGGCTACTTATATTAAAGAGTGCCATACAAGATTTAAGGACAACTCATGAACGTACCTAAAGAAATCAAACTAACCTCAATGATCTACCCACAAAGAAAAAAGATGTCAAGCAAAGATTGTCTCTTGAAGCACTTGAGAGATAAAGAGTTTCAAGGACGGATAAAGTCGAGGGTTGAAAGAAAAAAGGTTTTAATAGTGAAAGCAAAGGACGTGAGATGAATACTTTAATATTAGATGATTTTGAATTTACAGGTTATTATCCAGAATGTTATTGTTGTGGTACTGTTTTTGAAGTACAAGAGGAGATTGATAAATTGATTTATGTAAGGACAACCGCATTGTCAGACCATTATAGGTGTCCTTATTGTGAAAGAGAAACAATAGATATATCTACACAAAAAAGAGATTTGAAATGAAAGACCTACCACAATGGCTAAACAAAGAAGCCTGGGCTGAATGGGTACAGTTTCGCAAAGAGATTAAAAAGAAACTTGTGCAGACCACGATAAACAGACAACTTAAATTCCTAGAGAAACACAAAGAAAACCATGTTGCAATTCTAGAGCAGTCTATCCAAAACGGGTGGCAAGGGCTTTTTGACATAAAAGTTACCAAAAGTAACAGAGTCGCAGAAATTGGAAGTATCGAACACATGATGAATTTAGATAAGGAGGTTATAGATGTTACCATTGAGAATTAGCAACCTTATGGGTTTAGACTCAAAATCAAGTCAGCATGGTGTGGCAATCACAGAGGCATTACATGGAGTAGAAGATAAAGAAGCGTTTTATCAATTCCTAGAAGATAAAAAAAACAGTATCGAATACGAAACAAAACCCGAAAGACTTTTAACACTATCGCGAATGTATAAAAAGCTACAAGCAAACGCAAAACTCCCACATGAAACAGCGATGAACTTCTCAAAGCAGCTCGCGCACAAAGTGGAGCAAGCCCGGACATTCATAAAGAACCAAATCGAACTTGGGAATGGAAAGCCTTTTTCATCTTTGGTGGTGGATGGTCATTCGTATTTCACGGATAAGGAAATCAAGGCACTTTCGGGGCTAGGGAGAAGTCCGGTTATTGTTGAGTTGTCGGAGCAGCATAAACTTGAAGAGAGTTTGATGCAGTTGTTTTTGAGCAAGTATGTAGCCAAATCAAAATACGCAAGCCTAACCGACAACCAAACAAAAGTTAAGCGGTTGCTGGAAGCGAAAGGATGAGAGGATGAGACCCAATATTGAAATAAAATTACCAAGAGACAAGGTGAGTAGAAATCTTTTGCTTGCCGAAAAAGAAGAGAAGATGAATGAGTCACTAGGTTTGCAATATCTCTTTAGGGATGAAGTGGAATATGTCAAGTCGAGACTAATGTATTATATAAGGAAGCAAATAAATGCAGAGTATTACAATCTTGATATGATAGAAAAGGATATTGATCTCACATATCACAAAAGATATGGAGATATTTTCTTAAGAGCAAGTGTAGACATAGAAAGGGCAACACCATGAATAAACACAAAGCAAAAGGACGGTTGGAGATGGGAGGTGTGGGGTGAAAATAGCAACACTCTTCTCAGGCGTCGGTGCACCAGAACAAGGGGCAAAACGGGTTTATCCAAAACATGAGGTAGTTTTCGCTTGTGAGTTTGACAAGTTCGCAAGGCAAAGCTATGAAGCAAACTATGATATAGCACCCGAACACTTCCATAAAGACGTACACGACCTAGACGCGACACAGTACAAAGATCAAGTCGATATTTTAATAGGTGGCTCACCATGCCAGGCGTTTTCACTTGCAGGACTACGACAAGGAACAGAGGACGAAAGAGGGCAATTAATTTATCAATACATCAGAGTAGTTGATGAATGCAGACCAAAGATAATCATATATGAGAATGTCAAAGGCATTATGAGTATCGACAATGGAAACACGATAAAAGATTTCGTTCAGGCACTCAGAGACATAGGTTATCATTGTCATTATGGAGTAGTGAACACGAAAGACTATGGAGTGCCACAGAACAGAGAGCGTTTGTTCTTGGTTGGGTTTTTAGACAGCGATTTATATCACAAGTTCCATTTTGCAGACAAGCAGAAACTTATTAAGAGATTGAAAGATGTGCTTGAAGATGATGTTGATGACAAATACTATTTATCACAAAAGATGAAAAATTATGTGATGTCAAGTGGAACTAAAAATTTTTATTATAAGCCCGAAATCAATCTTGATATAGCAAGACCACTAACATCAACAATGACTAAAATGCACAGAGCCGGCACAGATAATTATATTAGCGATGATTTTATACAAGTACCATCGGCAACCAAGCAAGGCTACGAAACAGCCACAACAGGTGATAGTATAAACCTTTCAGTACCAAACAGCAAGACAAGACGAGGAAGAGTAGGCAAGCAAGTGGCACAATGTTTGGACACGGCTTGTAATCAGGCTGTGGTTGAGCCTAAAATAATAACAGAAGGTTACTTGCAGACAAAATTTAAGCAGAGAGGTCAAATCTTCAATACAGAAGGCATAAGCCCAACGCTTGATACCTGCACAGGAGGAGGACGTGAAACTAAAATAGCAGAAAGCCACAAAATACGCAAACTAACGCCAAGAGAGTGCCTAAGACTACAAGACTTTCCAGATGACTTCAAGATAGCAGTTTCAGATAGTCAAGCATACAAACAAGCAGGCAACTCAATGTCGGTCAATATACTAGAGATGATCTTCAACCAAATAGAAAAAGCAAGACGTGGTGAAAGTATAGGACTGTTTTAGTTACATATCCACGCACTCCAAACAAACAAGCACAAATAACGCGGATTAGTTGGTGTTGGGGTTGGAAAGTGGTATACTTAAGTATGTGGTTATTGTAAAATAATCTCACAAGAGCATTTAAAAATGCCAGTCGCTCTAAACTTCCTCAAGTCAGGGCTGGCAGACATTTTTAAATCAACGATTTGAGGAGATCAATATGAACAAGCAAGACATAGAATTACGAATAAATAATACAAAATGTATGATACAAAGCTATCAAGAACAAGCACTAAGAGAAATAACAAAATTAGAAGGACTCGAAAAGCAACTCAAAGAGTGTGATGTTTTGAAGTTGATTCACGGCTACACTATTGGATATGAAAAGATAGACCAATTAGCATCAGTAAAAGAAATAGAAAATGGCAGATGCTACCCAACCAAAGAACTCGCAGAAATAGCCATGAGCAATTCAAACACTCGGAACAAACTTGAAGCGTATAGTAGAGTGATTGATGCTGAGTGGAGAGAAGATTGGGAGGATAAAAACCAAATTAAATGGCTTATACAGTTCGATGATGGAAAGTATCTACAGGTAGGGGTTAGACTGCTTAGAAATATAGGCACAGTTTACATGAGCGAAAAAGCAGCTACAAGAATAGCCAAAGCCCTCAACTCAGGAGAAATCAATGTATAATAAAATAATCCTCGCTGGAAACCTAACAAGAGATATCGAAATACGTTACACACAAGGCGGTTCAGCAATTGGAAACACAGCCATAGCAACTACACGCAAATTCAAATCTCAAACAGGCGAACAAAAAGAAGAAACTCTCTTTGTGGACTTGACTTTCTTTGGACGCACAGCCGAAATCGCTAACCAATATCTACGCAAAGGTTCAAAGGTTTTAGTAGATGGACGCTTAAAATTAGATCAGTGGGTAGCCCAAGACGGCACGAAGCGAAGCAAACATAGTGTAACAGTTGAAAACCTACAGATGCTAGGCTCAAAAGACGACAACCAACAAGACGCACCACAGCAACCCAACCAACCACAGAGCCAATCCTCACAACCAACCCAGAACGCACACGCTTCACAGCCAAGCCCACAAGTGCCGGAGATTGACATAGACTCTGATGAAATACCATTTTAAAATATAATTAAGGAGTGATTGTGACCAAAAATAAATATAAAGAAATTAGGTTTACTGGTGGGATGAAGTTAATATACAAAGGTAAAGTTTTTGACATAGTAAGTGCAGACTTTGGAGAGTATACTTTTGGGATAGAAATTAAGGATGAGTTAATATTTGTCCCCTGTAAAGATGTAGAACTACTGGAGACAACATGAAACATACAATCAAAACCAGAGACGGCTTATTTATAACCGATGAAAACATCATCAAAGAAGTAAAAGACATGATGCATAATAGATTAGACTACACTTATATCCATAATAAGAAAGTCACAGTCTACAGCGACAAGCGTTTACATGATGAGAGGGTTACGGAAATTACCGTAGAAGCATGACAGCTAAAATACCCACCCACAAAACAAGTATGCGACAAACAGCAAGAGAGCTAAACATCAACCAAAACTACTTCGCCCACTTAAAAAGCACCAACAAGGAAGCATGGGAATATATGACCAAACTTGATAGCAACCTCTTTAACTCATACACCAAATACATGTCAGAGAAAGACACTATCAAAGCACATTTAACGGACATTTACTACTTACTCCAAGACCTGTCCCTGATAAGTCAATTCAGTAAGCACCTGCAAAGGGTCGGGCATTATAATAATTGGAATGGATTTTCAACTTCTATAAGCAGGGTATTGTTTGGGTTCAATGATGGATTTTCAAGTCATAAAGTATTCATTAAGTGTAAGGCTTTGATTGATGAGTTTTGCGTATTTTACACAAAGGCTACAAATGTCGTTTAAATCACATGAACAGAAAAAGCAATATCAAAGGGAATGGATTAGAAGCAAACGAGTGGGAAAACGATGCAAACAATGTTCCGAAATACTACCCTATCACCATTCAAAGTTTTGTAATGAGGGGTGTACCGATAAATACCACAAAGAGCAAGCAAAGCTTAAAAGGCAAAAAGAGAAAGACAATCAAATGCCAAGGTTCTGTAAATATATCCATTGTAGAAAACTACTGCCAAAAGAAGCCCACGCTACAAAGAAATACTGTCAGGGGACAGACTGTGCATATAAAATGAACCAACTCGAAGCGAAAAAGCACAGAGACGCGAACAAGAAAGAACACAAACCCGTTTACAGAGTATGTAAATTAGAAGGATGCGATAAAACCTTTGAAGTTGAAAAAGGAAAGTCATTAGCTCGATACTGTTCTGATGAGTGCCGGGCAGAAAAGAATAGGAGAGCATGGCGGGAAAATGCGATCAAGGAGAAGGATAAACTAAAGACTATCATTGAGGAAAAGAAAGTGAGAGGGAACGGAAAGCCTAAAGAGTTTAGCCTTCCTAAGAGGTTTTTAGTGAGAGGGCTTATATCTAATGGCAATAGAGCAGACAGCATATCGGTGAACGCATGAGGACTACAATGTACTTGTTTGGATGTACTCCCGCAGTATTCCAACATAAACTATATGAAGAAGCCCTGAAAGCCAAACTAGAGTATGGAACGAAACACTACAGACGCTTATTTTTAAAGCATGATAAAACCGAAGATGAACAAATACAGCTCCATTGGGTAGCTAAAGCGGTGCGACATACAGAAAAGCTACTTGAAGAGTTAAGGAATAGCGTATGACGAAAACACAGCAAACAAAAAAACAACTCAAAGAAAAAACTTGTGCATACTCCAAATGTGACAATACTTTCATACCTCATAACGGATGGCATAAAGCTTGCGGGTGGAGATGTGCGATTGACTACCAAAAAGAAGTAGTAGCCAAACGCAAACTTAAAGAGAATAGAAAAGCCCTCAAAGAGTTTAAAGACGGTGATATACCTCACTTAACCAAAGTCGCACAACAAGTCTTTAATAAGTACATACGAAAGAGAGATGAGCATTTACCTTGTATATCTTGCAAACATAAAGACGGCTTAACACTCATATACAATGAAGATGATGAACTAGAATATGTACCAACCAAAGAAGCAACACAAAGACAAAGGCACGCAGGACACTTTAGACCTACAGGTAGAAACCACCAATTACGGTTTAACGAAGATAATGCTCATTCCCAATGTAGTATATGTAACAACCACTTATCTGGCAACCTGGTACCATACAGAGTGGCACTTATAGAGAAGATAGGACTTGATAGGGTAGAAACGTTGGAAGCAAACAATGAAACCAAGAGCTATACAGTTGATGAGCTTAAAGAGATCATTGAGACATATAAAGCTAAACACAAGGAATTGTGATGGATAAATTTGTTTTAGAAGGAGACAATGGCGATATGTGGTATGTATGCGAATGGACAAACAAGAGTAGTTTTCACATAATTAAAATATTTTATGATAAGGGCAAAGCAGGTGACTATTTGGATTTATTAGAGGATATGGGTATAATTGATAATGAGCAATAATAAAACAAAACCACAACGTACAGTTAAGCAAGAACTTTTTGCAGTAAACTTTGTACTTAATGGGGGTAATGCAACAAAAGCCTACCAAGAGGTGTATGACGTAGGGGAAGATACTCTGATAACTACAGTCTACACAGAGGCGCACAAATTACTACATAACCCAAAGGTAGCCCAAAGGGTACATGAGCTTCAAATGCAAGAGTATTCAAGCCACATACTTAGTATAGAAGAAAGAAAGCAACTACTTACTAAATGGGCTAAAAAAGGCGATGGTAAATCAATAGACATGCTTAATAAGATGGAGGGTGTATACACAGAGAAGATAGATATTAAGTCTACTCAGGAAGTGCATTACTACGCACCAAAGAAAGACAAAGAGAAGTAATGGTATCACAACAAGGGTTTGAAGATAATACAAAGCTGTATAGGTTTAGTGTAGATGAATTATGTGATAAGCATGGAAGAATGCCAACAGTATATGAAACAGCACTGTATATGTCACTTATGACAAATGAAGATGTTGAAAAGATACTTGATTTGATAAAACTAATAGAAGAGAATAAAGACAATCAATGACATGGAAGCCAACCCCTAAACAAGAACTATCACTAGAAACTACAGCAGATGAGGTTTTGTTCGGAGGTTCAAGAGGCGGCGGCAAAACAGACTCAGCTTTACAATGGCTACTCTATGACATAGACAACAAAGCACTAAGACAACTCGTTATTAGGCGTAATGCAACAGACTTAGCAGACTTTGTGGATAGAGCGAGAACAAAATACACTCCACTCGGAGCAAAACTAGCAGGAAACCCTACAGTAATCACTTTCCCATCAGGTGCAACCATCTACACGGGACACCTAGCAACACCAGACGCTTACACCAAGTATCAAGGATGGGAAATACATCGCCTACTTATGGAAGAAGTCACACACATACCCACAGAAAAACTATATGAGAAACTACTAGGCTCACTTAGATCAACGGTTCCCGGCATTAATACACAAGTATTCCTAACCACTAACCCCGGAGGACAAGGACACGAATGGGTAAAAGAGAGATTTCACATTGACAACAAACCACACGGCATAAAGTTTGAAGTGGACGGCAAGACTAGGATTTACATACCTGCCACCATAAGAGACAATATTCATTTAATGGATGCAGACCCAGGGTATCTTAAATACTTAGAGAGTTTACCTCCTGGGCTTAGAGAACAATGGCTAGACGGTTCATGGGATGATATGGATATAGAGGGAGCATACTACATTAAACAAATGAATGTAGCAGCCAAAGCAGGACGCATAACAGATGTACCTATAGAACCAACGCTTAAAACATTCTCTTATTGGGATTTAGGGATTGCAGATGCAACAAGTATTTGGGTTATACAGGCACATGGCAACGAACTGAGAGCAGTTGCATACTATGAGAATAGCGGGGAAGGGCTTAGACACTATGTGAATTGGTTACATGATCTAAGAGATACACATGACTTTGTATTTGAAGGGCACTATTTCCCACATGATATAAGAGTAAGAGAGCTTAGTACCGGGCAAAGCAGGGAAGTGGCACTTAGGAAGATGGGTATCAATGTCAGGCTTGTGCCAAATAAAGGGTTAATGGATGGCATAGAAGCAGGTAGGAACATCATAGGACGAGTATGGTTTGATGCAGAGAACTGTAAAGATGGTATTAAGTGCCTAAAGAACTATAGAAAAGAGTTTGACGAGAAGCATAATGTATTTAAGGATAAGCCTTTACATGATTGGGCTTCACATGGTGCTGACGCATGGAGATATTTCGCGTTAAGTTGGAACGATCAATTAAGTAAACAAGATAGGAGACAATCACATGGAAGTACAAGCGACTGGAGTGTCTATGACTAAAGAAGAACAGGAGATATTCGACAAGTGGACTAAAGAGCAGATTTATGAGGCATATCTCTTGGAGGTAAATCACTCAAAACAGCTTAATAATGAGGTTAACCGACTAAGGCAAAAGCTAGCTGAAGTAAGGTTCTCTGTAAGATGATATACAAAGAGATGGACGACAGCATCAGACCTTTCATAGAAGCCAAGATGAAAGCCATTAATAGCTCAGTTTATACCCAAGAGGACTTTGATGCTTATTTCTCAAACGAACACATAAATGTAGTAAGTATCAATAAAGCTGATGAAATCATGGCTTTTTGTTGTATAATGGTGATAAATAACACAAAATTCATGGGTTATTCGTGGTGTGACAATTCTTACCAAGGGGTAAAAGCCTACTCTAAAGGGTTGAAATACATACTCGCAACGTATCCAGAGGTGCAGTACATGAAAGATATTCTGCCAACATTCATCACAAAAAGGATTTTTTAATGGCACCCGTAATACCAATTATAGCAGCAGTCGCAGGAGTTGCAGGAGCTGTTACTTCATATAGTGCAGCACAAGACGCGAAGAAAGATGCAGCAAAGCAAGCAGCGTTAGTTAAAAAACAAGAAGAAAAGATAGCAGCAGAAAAAGAAAAACAAGACAGAGCTGCACAAGAGAGACGAACAAGGATGTCAAGCAACGTTTTACTAAGTGGAACAGAGCAAGGCATCACAGGTGACACAACCGGGCAACTACTAGGAGGCTCATAATGTTTACCAATGAGTATACAAGGCTGTACGGCATAGAGTGTGATGATGTGGTTCTTCTACCTAATCAACCGTTTGAAGCGTTCAGGGGCAAGTATAAAGTAGGCTCTTACGCAAGAATACTTAATGCAGACGGCAAAGAGGTAATGAAGCTTAGTGCAGGGGAGACTATCAATGGTATTGGTATATTAAGCAAATCTCCAAAAGACTACTCTACAGATGAAGCTAAACCAATGACAGCAACCAAGCTCTTAAAGCTACAAGAAGAGAGTAACAAAAAATATAGAAAAGAAATTGACGAGACACTAAAAAAACCACATACACGCAAAAAGAAAGAGGTAAAAGATGGCAAATGAAAAATGGTCAGAAGAAGTAAATTGTGCTGACTGTAAGTATTGGTATCGTCCACTCAAGAAATATCAAGACGGGGTTTGCACTAAAATAAGCGGTAAAAATGCGGAAGTAATAACACCTCCTGACTTTGGATGTAAGAAATTTGAAAAGGGAAAATATGAGCTCTAGTTATGAAAAACTAATCAAGCGTGTTAGTGCAGCTAAAGCAAACAAAGCTTTATGGGAGCACCACATCAGAGAGTGCTACCGCTATGCCATGCCTCAACGTAACACCATAGACAAATGGAGTAAAGGCTCAAAGAAACGTGACTATGTGTTTGACTCTACAGCAGAGGACGCACTAGAAGACTTCGCTACTCGTATGGAACTTGAATTAGTACCTCCAAATCTTAATTGGATGAAACTAGAAGTAGGTACAGACATTCCCGAAGAAGAACAAGACTCAGTCAATGAATACCTAGAGAAAACTACTGACATTGTGTTTAACCACATCAAGTCAAGCAACTTCTCGTCTCAAATTCACGAAGCATTCTTAGACTTGGGTATCTCAACAGGTGCAGTTATAGTTGAAGCAGGAGACGGAATACAATCATCTCTTAACTTTAGATGCGTATCGCTCTCAGAGTTAATCTTAGAACAATCAAGCAAAGGTATAGTTGATACGGTATTTAGAGAGTTTCAAATACCAGTACAGGACATAGCATCCACATGGAAAGGTGCAAAACTCAATGAGAAGCTAAAACAACTCATCAAAGACAAGCCCACGACAGAAGTCGAAATCCTTGAGGGTGTCTACTTAGAAGGTGATAAATACAACTCCGTAGTAGTATTCAAGGAAGAAAAGCACTATCTTATAGACCAAACGCTAGAGTCTAACCCCTGGGTAGTATTCAGAGAGTCTACAATACCTGGTGAAACAATGGGTCGCGGTAGAGTAATGAGAGCCCTACCAGATATTAAAACCTTAAATAAAATGGTAGAAGATCACCTCAAAGCCGCAGCTTTCACAGCAAATCCAATCTACACGGCTACAGATGATGGGGTGATTAACCCCTACACGGTACGATTGCAACCTGGTACAGTTTTACCTGTAGGCTCAAATGCTAATGATAACCCAACATTGAGACCTCTAGCACCCGCAGGAGATTATCAAGTTCTCCAGTATGACATAAGAGCACTACAAGACAACATCAGACGCATAATGATATCTAAGCCATTCGGGAACATAGAAGAGTCACCTGTTAGGACAGCTACAGAGATGAGTATTCGTAACGCAGATATGGCTAAGAGTTCACTAGGTGCATCAGGACGCATCCAAAACGAGTTACTCGAAAGACTTGTAGCGCGATGTGTATATGTGCTTAAACAGGCAGGTAAAATAGCAGAGTTCAAAGTAGACGGCAAAGAAGTAGCTATCAAGTTCACTTCACCATCGAGCAGAAGCCAAGACGAAAGCCAACTAGCTGCAATAGGTAGGTTTATGGAATACATGCAAGTCCTCCCACCAGAGCTAGTCAATGAAGAAATTGCAGTCGAGAAAGTACCGGCAGAAGTGTTAGACATTTTAGGTTTACCTGCTAAGTTCAAACGGACAGAGGAAGAGAAGATGCAAAGACAAGAGCAGCGACAGAAACAAGCCCAGCAACAACAAGAGATGGCGGCAGCACAAGTTGCAGAGGAGCAAGCATGACCGAAGCACAGAGAATAAGAAAATCCAATGAGATACACAAAATCACAGTTGGCACATTTGAAACAGACCTAGGCAAGAAGTGTTTAGAGAACCTTGCTCGTGCTTATGTAGATAGACCCATTTATAGCCAAGGACAGACTTTCGAGGCTACAGCGTACAGACAAGGTCAAGCAGACGTTATAAAAGACATACTCAGGGAGATTAATCATGGCAGATAAAGAATTACAAACGATACTTAACTCAGGCGGTGTAAATACCATCTATTTAGGCGGGACATCAAGCACGCATAAAGTGCAGAAGAAAAGCGACATGACCGGGGGCAACGTATCTTTTGATGATGCAGGGCTAGGTATATCCGCGGCATCTGTTCAGGCAGCACTAGCTATACTTGGGGAAGTAGGGTTCATGGTTATGACAGGTAACAGTATGACACCACAAACCATAGGAACATCTGCAACCAAAGTTAATACCTTTGATACTTTAATGATACAAGAGGGGGTAGGAGTTGAAGGCAATATTGCAGACGATAAAGCAATAGTCACACTAGACGGAGTATTTAAGATACGGTTTGAAGCATTTATATCATATTCTGTAAGTGTAGATATAGAATGGCAGATATATAAAAATGGTTCTCCTTTTGGTACACCTATCACTTTATCAGGGCAAGGTTCAACACCATTTCCGATATTACGTTTAGCAAGTGCCAATTTAGTAGTAGATGATTATGTGGAATTATATGCTACAGCAAGTTCTTCAACAGACATTACGATTGCACAAGCAAGCGGAGCGATGGAAAAAACAATATTCTAGAAAACAAACGAGCCCTATCCTCGATAAACTGGCAAGGAGATACCTATGAGTGATGAAACACAAGTAGCCTCAGAGCAAGTCGCTACTGAGACAGAAACAGTAGTAGAGAACAACGGAGAAGCAACAGAACAAACCGTTAGTTATGTAGATGGAAAGTATGACAGTGTATCAGCACTAGAGGATGGATATTCAGAACTACAAAAGAGCTATTCACAAAAACTAGGAGGGTTTGATGGAGCACCAGAAAATTATGAATTGGCAGAAGGTGTTGAGACTACACCAAGACTCGAAGCACTCCAAGCATGGGGTAAAGAAAACCAACTCAATAACGATGCTCTAAACTCAATCGTTCAAATGGATATGGAAGCCACAAAGGAAGCACAGGAAACCTATGTAACAGAACAAAAGGAAATACTGGGCAAAGATGCAGAAACAAGACTCACTAATCTTTCGGATTGGGCTAGGGCTCAAGTAGGTGAAGAGATGATGGATACATTCGGAGGTATGATAACTTCTGCTAAAGGTGTTGAAATGATGGAAGGTCTTATGAAGCAAATGCAAGGCACATCACCTGCACCTGCACAACAGACACAGACAGTAAGCAAAGATACTCTTAACGAGATGAGATTTGCGATAGACAAGAATAGTGGTGAGCGTAAGATGTCAATAGACCCAGCTTACAGAGCTAAGGTTGAAGCATTGGAAGCTGATATGATGGGAGTGGGTTAATCCCACTCCTCTTTTATATAGTCATATCTTTCTGGTTCATATTCATACACATCTTGACCTCCTGTATCACTATCAGAAGTTGACAAGATATGTCCTCTGTGGTCATAAAGAAATGCACCTAATCTTTCAGGATTATATACTGTAACATTTTGTGGTTTAATTCTGTTTGATGTTCTGCCTTGACCAAACCAATATGTTCTCTTGCAGGTATCACAATGTATTTCTATGGTATTACTCATCACTTCTCCTTCTTAAAAAGTGTAATCACCCACATAATAGGAAACACCACCCAAAAAGCACTCCCCAACACAAAGAAGAACATCACAAACATAAGAGCTAAGACTCTAAGCATATCCTCTCCGCTACTTCCACTCCAATACATCATGAGCGAAATACCTACGAAAAGTATGATAGTTAGTGCCGTCCATGTTTTATCTAGTTTAAATGTGTTTTGCATTTTCTATTCCTACGATATCTATGGCATAATCCATGTAGTTTTGTTCTTGCATAGACCCCCAAAGAGTCCACCCTTTCGTTTTCTTATACTCTTCTCTACTTAGCAACTTATCAGAGGCTACTTCGACCTCATCAAACAAATACATATGCTCAAGGATAATCCCTGCCTCTGTGTATAGTTTAATCTTTCGGATTAGTTCTAGCATTAGTTGCTACCCAATAAAAAGCCAAATAAAAACCCTATAACACCATAAGACGGCACATTATCTTTTTTCTTGCTTTTTTCTAACTGTAGTTGTTTTAATCTTTTTTCTTGTTCCTTTTTCCTACTCTTTATCAGTTTATTTTTGATATCTTCTGGCAAATCTTTGATTGAACTATTAAAAGCAACATCTTCTTCCATAATCGCACTTGCACCACCAACGACACTAATTATACTTCCTAAAAACATTTGCTAATCCTTTGAATTAGTTCTAGCATGAAACTCCTTCACATCATCTATTGAAATTGAAACACCAAATCCTTCCATCATCATTACTTTTTTGAATTCAAGGATGGCATCAATGTTTATCCCAAACAAAGTTGAGTCTAATAGTTTTTTAATTACCTCGTTCTCTTCTATAGTAACCCATTTACCATTGACATCTTTTATAGTCATCATATAAACCCTTTTTCATTAATTATACCAACAAACAAACAATAATAAAAATCAAAAAAACTGATTAAGTTAATCAATTAGATTTATGTTATAATGGTATCAGAATATTAAAACTCCAGATACCTCTTTAAGAGCCTGCTCTGTTTCAATAGTTCAAATGTATTTGCATTTTGAGCCTTGAGTCGGTCAAGGACACCTCCAAATGACAAAACAATCAACCATATTAAAACAGATAAGGAGACATTATGTCACAAAATCTTTCAGGTGTAGCT